ATTAGAATTGATTCAATTGTTCCAGAGTTTGAAGAATCTTTAATTACCTCATTAAGAATATTACTGTCATCTCTATACAATGCACCGTCTTCTCCGAATATGATTAAGTCGCGATGAAATCCGGTAGGATCATTTAGGTCGATATATCGACTCATACCACTATAGGTTCTATCAATAGCTTGTAATTTTGCAATTGAATTACCATAAATTAGTGGTAGAACATTATAGTCGCTACCATTAACCATTCTTGATTGTGTTGAAAATACTTCTGGGGCACGAAGTTTAATTTGTTCGTTAGTTTCCGATTCAGCAGCATTTCCGATTGTCTGTTCGAGGTTAAAAACAATAGTTAGATTATACTGCTGTTGATCAACACCAATGTAAGGAATAGTGATTTGAAGACCTTGTGCATCGGTCGGACGAATTACAAGATTGGTATTCGCACTAACACGAACCCAGGTTCTGAAGAGTCCTGTTGGAATATTACCGAAGTTACCGTCGGCGAATCGAACAGTAATTGTGTCATTTGCACCCGAGATAACATCAAATATATTTCTTTCACTAAACTGTATACTATTATAGATAATATTTTCGCCAGCAAGTGCAGGAACTTTAATCCATTTGGTAATTACATTACCGTTTTGATCTGTTTCTTGCACATATACATCATCCTGATTGATGTTTTGAATTTCAATAGGATTTAATCTATTAGGAACAGGAAATTCAAAATTGTTATCAACATTGATCAGATTACCTTGTTTGAAGTAAAGGAAAAAACCTGTATTAGCAGATGAAACGCCTAAACTATCATTTCTATAGATGAAGCTAAATGCATTTGCAGGATCCGGATCGCGCTCAAAGATTGTTTGGTTTGTGATAAAATCTGGATTACATACATCAATGGGATATACTTGCCCATTAATAGTTACAGATGTCGGATATGTTACATTTAGATTTAGTACATTGTTTAGTTGGTATAAATCGGTCGGAATTGAACCTATAGTGCCACTCTTTGTAGGACGACCAAAAGGATTCAATGTACTAAAAGCGGCATTGCAAATTTGAACAAATTGATCAAACCAGTCAGCATTATTTGGATCATTCCAGTATATTGTGGTATTGTTGATGTTTATACCGTTTGCATCAGTTAATAGTTGATCTGTTTCGACCGCCGCAATTTTAAATAATCCACTTGCGCAAACATTTCGCCTTGGAACATAATTGACCATTTGCGCAAGTCGGATAATACTTTCACGACGCTGTGCTGTATCAATAAAATTTTCACGACTGTTCAAGTCAGTTCTAAATGCCAGGCTCGTACCGAAGTAAGCAAGCAATTCAATAATAGCAATAAATTCCGAACTTTCAATATAGTCATTAAAATCTTCAGGATAGTATGATTGAATATAATTGATAAGAGCTTGCTTAAGAGTATCGAAATCGTAGGCGGTATAATCGATGAAACTATATGCTTTAAAAACTTTTTGATAATCTTCTGCTGCGAATAGATTACTTTGTCTAATACTTTCTGACATTAAAATGTTTCCTGATCTGTTAATGTAAACGATACGAATAGACTATCAGTAATCGCTTCGGGTTGAAATTTTAGTACCATTGCCACAGTTAGTGCCTGGTCTTCCTGAAATACATCAATAGTTATAATTTCAACTCTCGGATCGGACTCGACAACTCGAGTTGCATCCTGAATAATGGCATTCTTTGTATAGTCATCAAAAGGATCAAATAGATAATTATAGATATTTGTTCCAAATCCTGGCAACATTACTCTGGACCCAAGTGGTGTAGCAAACTGATTATTAATATCGCGTTTAACGATATCAACATCGGTTAGACTGTAAGGTGGATTAGGTTGTCCTACAGTGTTGAATCCGACGAAATAGGGGCGCCTATTCTTAGATCCCTTCTGTACATATCCTGATTGATTTGTTGCCATATAATTCCCTTTTTGTTATTTATCAGAGAAATTATGCTGGGTTATATTAAGCGGTAGGTGAAGACTTTTCTAATTTTCTTTTCTGCCAGGCAAGTCTCATCTTCTCTTTTGTTTCTTCTGTTATTATCTGTTTTGACCTTGCTAGTTTCATCTTTTCTTTTGTTTCTTCGGAATGTGTTTTTCCGTAAAAATGATTTTTATCTCCAGATTTAGATTCGCTCATTCTCTTACAAGTTTCTTGACTATGGTTTTTACCCAAATTAGCCTGTCTTAACTTTTCTTTTGTCTCTTTATCAATTACTGAACTTACGATCGCATCCGTTTGGATCAACATTTTGTGTAATCATAGTAATAATATTTGGTCCACGACGTCCAACCTGTGTAAACCATAAGGAATCTCGTAATGATGCACCTGCAGCATTATAATCACCGATCTTCATAGCAGCCAAGAATCTCTTAAATTTAGCAAGTTTTCCTTCACCTAAATTATAACATAAGTCGGCACAGGCACGTTTTCTTATATCTGTTAGGTTACCCCAGACGTCGGTACCTAATAAACGAGTTGCACCGGCTATAGAAATAGGTGCATCAGTCTGAAACCAAGTATCAACTTGTGCCGGAGTAATAGGTGTCGGGATAGGGAATAAAGGAATCTCGTTTGTTCTTAGAAGGTGTCCAATTCCGCCGGTCGGATACCCACGACTATCAATGTAAGAAACATACTTGATACCTTCGTGAATTTTAAGTTGGCATTGATATGCTGCTAAATTGAAATCTTTTACAACTGCACTCGCCGATGCATCTGGTGGAGGAATATCAGTATTATTTGCGCCAGGATCGGTATTTGGCGGTGGCGACGAAGTTGCTTCGCTTCCTGCGCCGCCCGATCCCTGATATGTTGCCGCAGATTCCGTTACCTGTGGAGTATATCCAGTAATAGAACCTAAATTAAAACTTTGATGTTCTGGGCAAGGTTCGTAGGTCGGTAATGTGCTAACCGTAGTATTCATTGCTTGAGAATTTCTCTTGAATTTAGAGTCTGGATCGGCCCAAGTTGCAAGAATATTAATTTTTTCAGTCAACGGTTTAATTTCAGCAGGTGTTGCCGAAGTGGCATTACCAGCAGGCGTCGGTATGGTAGGATTATCGACGGTTGCCGAAAAAGTAGGTGGTGACACAGATGGTGGAGATTGCGAACTATTTGATAATCCAGCAGTCACCTGACTTGCTGTAACCACTCCTAACGCAGTCGAACCCGATACACTTAACGAAGTCGAGGCTAAAGATGTAGCAGTTATTGAACCTACCACACCGATACTACCACCAAATGTGACCGGTGTGGTACCAGTGGATCCAAAGGATCCTGCTACAAGAACTGTGCCCAACAGTTGAATATTGGGAGACTGTTCGACTATTGAGGTTGGACTTATTATACTAACCGAGCCGGATGAACTTTGTACGGATATATTATTATTTGCTGTGAGATTATAATTTCCCCCAGATTGCTCATATATTGTACCTGTTACATTTAAATTAAAATCTTTTCCGGATTGCATATTGATATTCTGAGAAGAATTAAAATCTTGTTCTCCTGCAACAGTGGTCACCTGCAAATTCTTCTGAACTTGTATACTTAGATTTCCATTTAAAACTGTCAAGTACATATTATTCTGAACAGTTTGGTGTAAATTATTTAATGCTTGGAATACAATATTTCCTCCGAGTCCTGCACCTTCGCCGACGTACTGGTAATAAGGAATAGTTGCAGTATTTGGAACATTATTTACATTGTAAGTAAACGAGGTAGTTGATGTAGTTGTATCCTTGGCAGCCTTCATATAGATATTCTGGCCAGCTTCAAAATTAATATTCCTATCAGCACGAATATTAAAATCTTGTTGTGCCCTCATTGAAATATTCTTGGCTCCAAAAATTTCAACATCACCGTACTGATCCATTTGAATCCAGGATGTACCATCGCGATTAATAACATAAACATATCCGTTACTTTCATCTAACTTAACCTGTGCACCTGATTTAGTAGTTAACACAACTGCCTCGGTACCAGTATTATCATCCATAATAAATGCCGAACCACCTTTTCTGCGGATGTTTTCGGGTGTCACAGTTGAATCAATAACCGGCCCAGGGGTTAAAATACCAAATACTGTACTTGGGGATTCTCTTCTTGCACTTGCATTACTTACGCCACGATTGATATCGGTTATTAATCCTTGATTTCCTAATCCCTTAAACTTTGTAGCTTCATATGGCTTAATCGTTGCATCTGGATTAGTAGTTTTACCGTCCCATTTATTATATTCGGCTACAGGAATATCTTTGCCCGGATACTGATAATTATTAGCATTTCCGGCCATACCCGGAATCATTTCATTCATAAACTGATTATAAAGACACCCGATCCAGATTCCGCGTGAAGGATCTCCGTTGATAAACATAACCAAAACTTGATTGTTAATATCGGGCGGAATCATCCACATACCGTAAGAGGTTTGTGTACCTTCAAATGATTGAGTATTTGTCTTACTTGCACTATCGATATTTGTGGCGCCGGCAAATGGAGAACAATAATTTACAATAGTCCATCCTTCAGAGTTGTCTGGGGCAGATCCAAATTCGGGAATCCATACTCTTAATCTACCATTTCTTTGTACATCATCTGCTTCCTTGATGTAACCCATAAACACACCGAAGAGTGCAGGCATACGTCCAGTTGCCTGAAATTTATCATTATTTGTAGGAGATGTAGTTCTCGCGTGCGTATTTAGGTATGACATTAGATAAGATTATTTAATCCTGCTTGTAGGGCCTGAGATACCGCTTGTGAAGGCGTTATATTAGGTATAGTTGGTATATTAGATTTTGATACTGTATTTGTTACAGTTGATTTAAGCGTAGTTGGTGTCTGAACTGTTGCAGGAATAGTGGTAGAACTAGTCGGTACCGTTAAATTAGTAGTAGAACCAGCATCCGCTTCAATTGCTTTTAGGAATTCCAAAATATCAATAACAGGATCAAGAATACACGTTAATTCCTGCGAAAAAATTCCCATTTCAAACTTACTTACAACTGTGATAACTTTATACACTCCACTAAAAGCATTTACTTCAGTATATGGATCAACTTCAGGGGCGGCCGAAATATTATAAATCGTAGGTGTTCTAAATCGAATTACAATAAAATTATCTGTTCCGTAAAAATTTACAGTTGTATTATCTGTAACTGTGTTGGATGTTGGATCTGGCTTATGTGCTGATTTAATTACCTTAATTGCATCATCGGGTGCCATTAGAGATTTATATGGAAGCACAGTTAAACCACTTGCCACTGGTTGAGGGAACAACCAATAGGGATCACCTTTAATTGTTAACTTTAAGTGTTGCATCGAGGCATCTAATGTCGAATAAAGTGCAGTTGCGAATACACTCGATACTCTTGATCGGGCTGCATTACTATCCGGATCTAATCCGCCTGTTAGTGTAACTTCTTGCATATTTTCTCTATAAGGAATTGGTCTTAATTTACCTTTTTTTAGATTTACAAGAGTATCCTGGGCTGATTTAGCATCAGAATTATTAACATCTGATACAAAGGTTAAATTAATATTTTGACCATTACTATTGGTGCCTGCGACAGGGGCAGCTATTCCTTGTGCTGTTTTAGCTGCAACACCCAACGCATTGATAGCATTACTATTTGTGGTTGCACCTAGAGATCCATTTGCAGCAAATCCACCCTGTTGTGCAATTAACGAGGCATAGGCCTTCTTATCCGGAGATCTTGCATACGCGAGTAATGCGGTGTACCGCTGGGCGGTAGTTGGATCAAGATTGGCTGCGTTGATT